CTGCGATTCAGTTCGGTTGAGGTTGAGGCCCGCGGGCGCGGGAGGTCGGGGGGCCGGCGCCGCGCCCGCGGGGGTCCACTAGGCGGTGGTCTTGTCCTGCAGCAGGCGGAACGCCAGGTCGTTCACGCTGTCCGACCCGTTGCGGAAGTGCATGTACCAGGCGCGCCGGCCGTCGGGGAGGTTGTTGCTCGTGTTGAACAGGTGCGGGATGAACTCGATGGAGCTGGACCCCGGCTTGTCCACGATCACGAAGTTCGAGAACTCACCGAACACCAACAGGTTGTCGATGGTGGTGGTCTGGAACGTGGACGGCGCCGTGAACGACTTCTGCACCGGGAAACCCAGCAGTTGCTCCGCCGGTGCCTGCGTCATGTCCACCGAGTAGCTGGCGCCGAGCGCGGTACCCAGGGCGGCCACCCGCTCGAACATCGCCGGGTGGCCGAGCCACACCGAGCCGTCCGTCCACCGGTCACCGAGCGAGTTGGCCACGCCGGCCAAGTCGGCGCGGGTGAACGTGCTGCCAGTGGTGAGCTGGATCTCCACGTTGGTGTTGGCGTCCAGCGCCGTGAAGATGCCCGTGGGCTGACCCGAGCCGGAACCGGTCATGTGGGCCGCCGCCTCCAGGCGCACGCGCGCGTCCTGCAGGAGCATCTGCACGTCCTGGGCCAGGCCGGTGATGTCCTCGAACGACTCGATGGACGCCTGGATCAGCGACTTCGCCGAGTACACCGGGATCTGGGCCGGGCCGATCGGCGGGGTGTCGTCCGAAACCTCGGTGAGTTCCGCATCCCAGCTCGCCGTTGCGCCGGCCGTGGTCACACCGTTCCAGCGGTTCGCACCGCCGGTGAGCGAGACCACGCGGGCCAGGGTGCGCACCACGTCCTTGGCGCCGGAGTTGGTGAGGATCAGCGTGGGGTCCAGGTGGGTGGGCACCAGGTAGCCGCCCGCGGTGTTCGTGCCCACGGCGATCGCCGCGCGCTCCACGTCGGTCCAGAACATCTCCCGGCCGGTCATCGCCTTCTCGAATGCGGCGATGTACTCCGGCCGCATCCGGCCCAGCAGGTTGCGCGTCCAGCTGGTGTCCTTCTTGTGGCGCCTGAGGTACGTGCGCACCGAGTCGTCGTACCCCTTGGGCATCTCGAACTCGTCCAGCGCGGTGAGGTTGGCGTCCACGAGCGCGCGCTGGAGCTCGTCCTCACCCATGTGGCCGGTGCTGCCGCGGAGGATCTCGAACGGGTCGTCCTTGGTGATCACCTGGGGGCCGCGGTTGCGCTGGACCTCCGGCCGGCCGTCCGGCGCCGGGGTCTCCACGTGGCCGGCGATGGTGGCGGACCGGGCCACTTCCAGCCGCTTCTCGTACTCCACCGCGTCGGCCAGTTCCTTCTGGCCGGCCTCGAACGCCTCCAGTGCGGTGTCCGATCGGGTGATGTCCTCGTCGCTGGCCTCGTCCCCGAGCTCGGCCACCTCGGTGATGGTGCTGCGCAACGCCTCCAGTTCGGCGGCGATCACACTCGACTTACGGCGCTTCATCCTTGATCACTCCAAGATCCAGAGCGCGCATCCGCATGACGTTGCGGCGCGCGTGCGTGATCCGGCTGGAGTGCCCTGTGGGCGAGTCCCCGGTGGCGCCGGATCCCGGATCGGGAGTGACGCTGGTGGCGGGCGAGGCCTGCGGCGTGCCTGCCATTTCGCTGATCATAGACCGGATCAGCTCGGCCAGTTCGTCCTGACTGCGGATGGCCACCAGCCCCGCACCCTCGTACGCGGGGGAATGGGTGGGTCCGTACTCTTTGAGCCCAAGCTCGGTCCGCTCGATCACCGGCAGGCCGGCACCGCGCCGCGGCGGAGCGGACTGGAACACCCGCCCCCGGAAGCTCTGCCCCTTGATCTGGCCACCGTCCCACGCGGCCAGAATGGCGTCCGCCAGCTCCCCATCGTTGTACCGGGAGATGGTGAGCAGCCCCCTGCCGTCCGGCTTGATGTCCTCGGGCGTGGCGAACGGCACGGCCAGCAGACCGTTCGGTCGGCCGCTCAGGTCGTACCCGTGGTTGTAGAACACGTTCACCTTGCCGATGCCGTGGGACAGCGTGCGGTTGAACGCGCTCCGGTTGATGGTCTCCAGGTAGTGGCCGTGCTGGTCCCTGATCTCGGCTTCCTGATCGAACACCGCGGCGTACGCGGTGACCGTGCGCCCCTTGGCCGTACGCTTGATCTCGAAGTCATCGATCTCGAAGGACCGTTGGATGTTGGTGGCGAGGGCCATGGCCTACTCCTGTCCGGCCGGAAGTTCGGGGGTGGGCTTCTGCGTGCCCGGGGGCTGCAGCTGCACGGACACCAGACCGGAGTGCACCAGCTGGGAGAGATCCTCGGCCAGTACGGCCAGCTGCGCGCTCTCCGGCGTCCAGCCGGAGGCCACCGCGGCGTTGATGGTGGCCATGGTGATCGAGAGAACCTCGGCGATGTCCTTGGAGTCCTCGCGCAGGAACGCCACATCCCGCACGTCGTACCAGAGGTGCGAGTCCACCTGGCCGGCCGCATTGGTGGGACGGCGCAGCATCGGCTCCATGGCGCCGGCGAACGACTTCCACTGCGGCCGGGCCCACGAGTCCCCGAACGCCCGGCGCGCCTGCGCGTAGTTGGAGTACGTGGCGGCGCTCAGTCCCTCGCTCAGGCCCACGATGATGGGAGGCACCCGGCCGGCCGCACAGATACGGGTCTCCCCCGCCCCCTGGGTGTTACGGAAGTCCAGCTGATGCATGTCGGCGCCGATCACCGTGACGGTGGCACCCCCGCCCACGTACAGGTTCTTGTAGGCGTTGTCGATCCCCACACTGGCATCGTTCATCTCGCGCACGAACTTGCGGAACTGTTCCACCGTGACGCTCTCGGACAGGGACACGGCCAGGTTGGGGGTGGCAGCGTTCTCGAAGAACTTCAGCTTGTGCGCGGTGGCGGCACCGTCCGCCTGCATTTCCCGGATCACCGGCGTCAGCCAGCTCATCCCGCGGTACTGCGCCTCCGGATCCGGGATCGGGGCCCAGAACGCGCCGTCCGTCTGGAAGTCCGGATTGTCGCTGGCCGTGAGGAACAGCTCGGACGGGCCACCGGACAGCGGACCCCCCACGGTGTACATGATCCCCACCGCGTCCGACTGCACGGCCTCGTCCGGCGGGGCGGTGAGGATGAACTGGCACCAGTCCGGCCTAAGCCGGCGCAAGCGCTCCCCGTACGGGGTCTCCTCCCGAGCCACGAAGAACGTACCGGCCGCGGTGACGTCCTGCTCCGCGCGCATGGTGAGCGCCTGCGTGGTGCCCCCCGGCCAGGGGCGCTCCAGCAGAGCCAGGTCGGGGTTGCCGAACAGGTCGTTACCGCCGCCGCGGGATCCGTTGCGGCGCCACTGGAACGTGATGTCGGTGAACAGCATGGCCCGGGCCAGGCTCACCGCGAACACCACGCCGTTGCTCTTGTACGCCCCCTGGACGTAGCCGACGAACGAGTCGGCGACCGGCTCCACCTTCTCGCCGGGGATGGTGGTGGTGTACCCCGACTGGTAGATCTGGCCCTGGTAGAGCATCCACGCGTCCACCAGCCCCTGCCACTCGGGGTTGTAGGCGCGCTCGATATCGCTCATCTGGGTGGATCCGGTGACGGTGCCGCTCCGGCCGATGAGCTCCCGGCCGAACCGCGCGAGCTCTCCCCGGATCGTCATGCGTACATTCCCCACGGCGCCACGGTCGTCTCCGCCCCCTTGGTAGCCAGACCCCACAGGGCCTTGGTGAGACTGTCGATCGGCGTCCCGTCCGTGGTGCACTTCTTCAGATCCCAGGCCTTGCCCTCGCCCACGTCGCGAACGGCCGCGCCTTGTAGGGACATCATAACTTCGGATTGTCCCAGGTGAACAACACTCACCGTATCGGCCTGGGTATCGCTTGTGGCCGCATCGTAGATCATCCCGAACGCCTGTGCCACGTCCCGCGTGCTCATGGGTTCCGTGGGCACCCCGGCGGCGTTGATGTCCGCGATGCTGGAGCCGGCCGGCGAGCCGGGGTCCACGATGAAGATCCCCTCATAGCGCTTGTGCAGGCCACGCATGGCCTCCGGCACCCAGCTGCTCCCCTGGCCGGTGAGGATCAGCTCCAGGTGTGCGGCCCCGTCGGCGCGCCGGGAAGCCAGTCCGATGGACGCGCGCACCGGTCCGTTGCCGCGAGGTGAGACCGAAAGTGCGAACACCTTCTGACCGATCAGGTGACGCTGCAGGGGCGCGGCCTGGCCGGCGCCGGCCAGCATCATCATCGTGGCCTGGGCCGGGTTGAGGTCCAGATCCAGGGCGGCGAGGACGGCCTCCGGATCCTTGCCGGACAGCCGGTCCTCCATGGCGTCCCACTGCGCCCTGGTGATGATCGTGAACCCCTCGGACAGGTCCGGTGGCCAGGCGCCCCCGCGCTCGCGCGCGAAACCCACCGGGTTCATGGCGGACCGCTCCCGGGCGATGGCCTCCGGCGTGATCCGGTGCGGGTAGGCCGGATTGGTGGCCTTGTGCATCTCCGGATCGTCCAGGATGCATCCTGTCTCCTCCGGCTGGTGCGTGCAGTCCTCGTCCGCGCACGGGCCGATCCGGTCCAGGGAAGCCTCCATCCCCCAGTCCAGGAACATCACCCCGGCGGCACCGGCCAGCGCGGTGCGGCGCGCCCGGAACAGAGCCTCGCCGGTGGCGCTGTCGAGCGGGGGAGAGGAGCCCAGCCACAGCTGAGGGTTCGGCCGGGCGCTGGTGGTGGGGAGTACCGCGTCCACCTGCGCCGCGGTGAGCGCGTACGCCTCGTTCCAGATCATCTTGTCGAACGAGAACCCGCGGCCGGCGCCCTTGGAGCGGGCCAGGAAGCGCATGCGCTGCGCCTCCACCTGCGTGCTCGCGTTGCTGCCGTACCCGGAAATGACCACGGGGGCGGGGAGGAGTTCGATCCCCTCCTCCCCGTTGGTGTTGATAATCTTTTTCACCTTGCGGCGGAGGTCGTCCGTGTTCTGGATCAAACTGATGATCCGGCGGAACGCCTCCATGGCCGTTTTGTACTCGTGCGCCGAGTGGCCGATCAGGCGCTCACCGGTGAGGTACAGCCAGCCCAGCCCCAGCGCCTCGAAGATGGCGTCCTTGCCGTTCTGCCGGGACACCACCACCGTGTTCAGGAAGCTGGCCCACCGGCCCTCGGCCGTCTCCCCCAGCCCCACGTCCAGGACCCAGGCCTGCCAGTCGTCCAGCGGCAGGCCGGCGCTCGCGGCCAGCTCGGTGAACTCGGGACCGGAGGTGTACGGCGCCGGGGGGTAGTGGCACACCCGCGGGAGCACCAGGCCGCTCGGCGTGATCTCCAGCAGGTCTGTCACCCCTGCATAGTAGATCACTGCAGTACGATGACGGTTGTACGAGGGAAAGCGCTCGATCTCACGGCCTGATCAGCCGGAGAGGCCATCGTGGGCGGTACCGCCCGCAAGGAGCGCCGCGCCGGCTATGGGTGAGGCCGGTATCTACCAGCGGAACCCCGGCTGCCGCACGCCGATACAGATGGCGATGGCGGCGCACCCGATCAGGAACGCCGCCACCAAGAGCACCCGCCAGTTAGCCACCGGCCTGCTTGGCCAGGCGTGCTGCCCTGGCCGCGGCCACCTCATCCACCTTGCTGGCCGGTGGCGTCTCCACTTCCTTCTGCCCGGTCTGCTTGGCGAACTCGGCCAGCAAGGCGCGCAGGGCCTGGCCCTGCTGCCTGGCCTCGGCCAGCGGTGCCTGGATCCGGAGCTCGGCCACCGTGGGCGGAATGTGGGTGACCACCTCCATCCACGCGTCCGGGTCGCCGGTGAGGATTCGGTCCAGGGCCTCCAGCCGCACCATCACCAGGACAGCCTCCTCGGCCAGGGCGCGCGGGATCCCGGACAGCGTGGTGACCTTCAGGTCCGCGGCCAGGCGATCAGCTCTGATCCCCATGAATGGGATCCTCCTCCGCCTTGTAGCAGGAGGAGACCCGGCAGTGCTCGTGGACCTTCCGCCACTCGTGCGGAGGATCCGATCCGGGCGGGTTTCCCTCCCTCAGCCATTCCAGCTGGCTGTACCCACCCCGGTACTGGTGCGGGTACTGGCCAGCGAACTGGCTCGGCGTCGCTTCCGTGGGGTCCACGCCGAGCCGGACCGCGAGCGCGCGCATGAGCTCCACGTCGTCCGTCTCCATGTAGCCGGAGCACATGGTGTCCATCTGGATGGCCATGTCGAACAGGCGCTGTGCCTCCTCGAACGTGAGCGTGATCTCCTGCTCAGCCATCGTCACCCTCCACGGACTCGTAGCAGGCATCGGTGCACGGCGCATCGTGGTGCGCCCACAGCGGACCGATCAACCGCCGGGTCGGAGCCTCCGGCGCCGGGGCATTCCTCTTCGCCTTGCGCCGCACCAGGTACGTGATCGGCTCCCTGGTGTTGGGGTCGATCTTGACAGCGCCGTTGCCGCCTACCCGGGCGAACACCGGGAAGATCCACTCCTCAGTGTCGGCGTCGTACTCCACGGTCACCCGGGCCGGGATCGAGCGCGGGTCCAGGTCATGCAGCGCCACCCAGGCGTGCAGCCCGGCGCGCACCTCCCGCGTGGCGGCCATGTAGTCGATCTCCACGGCCACCAGCCGGCCCTGATCGAACTTGGCTCGGATCATGACGGCGCCTCCTGCTCCGGTAGCTCACTGGCCCACCAGCGGTGCGCGTGCTCGGTGTCCGCGTCGGCCGTGCACCGCGGCCCGAACGTGTCGCCGGTGCTCACGTTCTCCGGGCAGCGCTTGGTCAGCGCCTGGCGCCGGCCGGCCTGCGCCGCGCGCTCCATCCGGACGTGGTGCTCGAACTCCTGGGCCCAGATCGGCTTGGTCGTCATAGCGTGCGGTGCTCCAGGGTGGCCTCTGTCGGAGGCACGTACAGCAGTTCGGCCACCGGCTCCAGCTTGACCCGCCAGAGCTTCCGTTTGTCGGGATCGATCTCGATCCAGCGCGTGGCCTGTTCGTACTCGCCCGCGTCGAACATCGCCAGGCCCACACCCTCCTGGGATGCGCCCACGATGATCTCGTTCGGCAGGGTGGGTGTTTTGTCCGTCATTGTCCCGTCCTCTCTACCGTCTGTTACCCCTACTATAGCAGAGGCCTCCAGATCCCTCGTCTCTCGCAGGGGGGAAATCGCGCGAT